TTTAAATTCATCTTCACCTCCATCTTCACCAAATTTAAATTCATCTTCACCTCCATCTTCACCAAATTTAAATTCATCTTCACCTCCATCTTCACCAAATTTAAATTCATCTTCACCTCCATCCTCCCCGAATTTAAACTCTTCTTCCCCTCCATCTTCACCAAATGTAAATTCATCTTCACCTTCACCACCAAAATCAAAATCTTCTTCATTTCCTTCTTTACCTTCAAAATCAAAATCTTCATCACCTTCTAAATCTTTTGGTTCAGGAATTTCTTGTGGTGTTTCAGTATTAGGAACTTCAGCTTGTTGTGAATCATCACCTTCACATGTTGTAGGTGGACTACCATAATTCTCTTTTCTATATTTGTCTACCCATTCTTCAGAAGTTAAATAATCTGGATTTTCACGTCTTGGATTTTTAAGCCAATATTTTAATGTACTATCGGGTTGCAAATCTTTAATTTCATCAATTGTTTTTTCACCAGTTTTTGGTGTAGGTTCACAAGGGTAAGGTTCTTTTTGATCAGGAGGAGGAATTTCAGGTAGTGGAGCTTCAGGTGGACAATTTGCAATACAAGAAGAAGGAATTAAACTTAATGCTTGAGCAGTTTTAACACCAGTAATTACTAAACCACCAAGTTGTTGAATTGTACTTCTATTAGCTACAATAGTTTGAGCAGCTTTACCAATTAATGAAGATGCTGCTTTACCACCTGGACCAGGAGCAGGAATAGCAGCTAAAGCCATGTCAGCTATGTCAAGTGCATCAATAGGTTGATTTCTTGCTGCTTTTGCAATCATTCTAATAGCTGGAGCAGCCATATTAGCAGCCATCATTATAGCAATTCCAGCACCAGCACCAACACCTAATGTTCCAGCTGTAATCATAGCACCTAAAACAGCAGCACCAACTTGTGCAGCAATACAAGCAAATTCAACCCAAAAATCAGGATCTTTCATTTTTTTCACAAATTCATCACCAAAATGTTTAAAATCTTTTTCAGCTCTTTCAGCAAATCTTTGAAATTCAGCTTTTGCGGCTTCACCCATTTTATCAAACCCATCTTTTACACGATTACCAACTTCTTCAAAAACTTTTTTAGCATCATCACCAAATTTACGAAATGCAGAAGCAACACCATTTTTTTCAGGATCAAATAATTGTGCTAATCCTGGATTAGCTGCAAGAACATCTTCAAAACCTTTTTTAATGTCTTTAAAAGTTTCTTCCCAATCAACACGTCCAATAATTTTTTTACTACGTATTTGTTGTCCAATAACTTCACCACCTTGAACTTTTAATTGTCTTTCATGTAATTGTTTTGTAATACCTTCAACAGGCAAACAAGTTTGTCCACATCTTAAATTACAATCTGTACATAATTTAGGTCCCCAATCTTCACCAAAAGCTCCTTTTAATCTACCACATTCATATGTACGACATCCAGGTGCTGGATGTTTAAAACAATCATCAAGACAAGTTTGACTAACAGTTCCCCAACATGTTCCAGCTATGTCTCTTGAACCAGGTGGACATTCATTCATTGAAGAAGTTATAGGTTTTCTACATGTTAAACCATCATCAATCCATCCATCAGGACATTTACTTCTACATGTTAAACCATCATCACGTTCATCAGCATTACATGATTCAACACATGTTAAGCCATCATTTCTCCATCCAGGTGGACATTCTTTTAATGTACCACCAATTAATTTACCATATTTTTTTTCAAATGCTTTTTTTCCTTTACATCCACATCCACAATCTAATTTTTTTAATTCTGATTTAACCCATTTTTTAAATTGTTTACTATGTTTTGTTATACAATTTTCTTTTCCACCACATCCACAATCTTGTCTTAATGTAGAGAGCATTTGTTATTTGTCGTTAAAATAAATGTTGTTATAATAACAAAATGTCAGGTGATCAATCTGAATATATTCGTGGAAAAGAAGCTATGCGAAGTAAAACTACAGATGCCAGATTTATGAAAGATGGATTTGACGAATGGGCGGAGTCAACAAGACCAGCACGTGAAGGACAAATTGAAAAAAATCCTGCTGAAGAACAAATGACAACAACAGGAGGTGCTATGTCATTAAGAAAAGCAAAACATGTAGCTAAATATTTAGCTAAATCTATGCGTCGTGGTGGTAGTATTGTAGATGACATTATGGCTTTAGTTCCCGACAATATTAAGAGACAAGTTGATGCTGTTCTTCAAGCTACAAAAGGAGTTATAGGAGCATATAGGAATGTTTCAAGTTTTATTGATGAATTTATACAAGAAATTAAAGATGAATTTATTGAAAATCCTAAAGCAAATGCAAAAGCAAAAGCATTTGCTATAAGATTAGTTGATGCATTCAATAAACTTAAAATATATAAAGATTCTCTTGATGGAGTTGCAAAAATTCTTGAAGGTGTAGGTTTAGGTCGTGGTGGTCAACGAAGAGGTGGAGATTTAGCTGCTACTGTGAAGACAGTAGTTGACAAAGCTAAACAAATATTTGGTACAATTATGACATGGCTCAAATGGTTTTATGACAATGCTGTAGGTATTTCTCAATTCTTGAAATTGAAATCACTAAATCGTGCTGATCTACCAGTCACAGGAAAACAACTTTTAGATTATATTCAACCTATATTTGATGTAACTGATAAATTAAGTGGACTATTAGCTTCTGCTAAAAAGGGAGGACGTGGTTGTCAATGTGAACATTCTTCAGATGAAGAAGAAGGACAAATTGTAAAACGTCGTGGTGGTTATGGAAAAAGTGAGAGTGTATTGTATGCAGATGAACCACAATCGGTAAGAATGGAAGGTGAACCCTCACTAGGAATAGAAAGTGAAGAACTAATAAGATTGAAAAAGAAATGTAAACAGCTAGAAGAAGGACGTTATGGTGGTAGAAGGGATGAGAGAAAACGATTTGGTGGTTATGGAAAAAGTGAGAGTGTATTGTATGCAGATGAACCACAATCGGTAAGAATGGAAGGTGAACCCGTACAAGGAATAGAAAGTGAAGAACTAATAAGATTGAAAAAGAAATGTAAACAGCTAGAAGAAGGACGTTATGGTGGTAGAACTGTATATTCATCAGGTATTTCTTCAAGTCAAGGAGTTGGAGGACGTAAAAAATCAGCACGTGGTGAAATCGTTAAAAGAGTAATGCGTGAACAAGGACTTTCTCTTCCACAAGCTTCTAAATATGTAAAAGAACATGGTTTATATTAAATAAAAATTAATATGAGTAGTAAATAAATGCCTACGTTTCAATCTACACCATTATTACGATGGACTTTTCCTGATGAAGCTTATAATATGAATTATAGACATCGTGAAATGGCTCCACCTTCTATTCCTTTTTTAGATGCTGTTCCTGGAATAGAAAGTCCATTTGCAGCACATGAAAGACAAGTTGCCTTAGACAGAGTTACTAATACTTCTAGAGCTAAAAAAGGTATGGAAGGTAAACTTAATACAACTGAACGTTCACAACGTTATGAAAGACCAGCATCACTTTCTGCTGTTCCTAATGGAGTTTTTATGGGTTCTCCTATGGAATATGTAACATCAAGTGGATTACGTGGAGGTGTAATTACAACAAAAGAAGGACAAGAATGGTTAGCTAAAACATTAAAACAAAGAGCAGAAGAATATGGAGCATTAGCTTCAGGTTCTACAAAAACTTTCCCTAAAATTGAAGCATCTACTACACCTGATGTTGATGCATTATTTACAACTATATTTTCTGCTTTTAATGCTGGTTCATTCACAAATTCAGTAGCTGAAAATATGAATAAATTATTACAAGCATTATTGCGTGTAGGTTCAACAATTGATTCACAAAAAGTAGCTGAATATGCAAGATTAGTTCAACAATTAATTATAACGATTCGTGGGTATAGAGGAGAAACATTTGGTGTTGCGGGTGATTATAGTCCATCAGAAGAAAGATTACGATTAATTGAAAATTTACAAAATACTTTGAAATTAATTGAATCTGTAATTCGTGAAATTGCAAGAACAATTTATGAACCTCAATCTTCACGTGAACAAGTTATGTCAACTTTAAGTTCAAGATTACTTACACAACAAGCAGCACAATATAGACCAACATTTGTAGGTCCTGAATCTGCAAGAGGAACACAAATTCAACAAGCTGCACAAAGTAATTTACAATTAGGTAGAAGAGAACCACCTGGACCTTTAATTAGACCTGAAGTTGAACCTGTAGTAGCTGCAGAAGGACCTAATATGTGGGAACAACCTGAACCTGTATATAACGATGATTTTGAAGCAGAAGAAATACCTGAAGAAATTGTAGAAGAAGCGCCACAACGTGGGTATTTACAAGACATGGAAGACCAATTTGGTAGTTTAAGTGGTTTAGGTAAGAAACGTAGAGGTAGACCACGAAAACATAGGAAATAAAAGTAGAAGTTAATTAATAAATGGTATATATTGTTCCATATAAGCTAGGAGGTAAGAAAGGGTATAGAGTAGAATTAGAAGGTATACCATTTTCAAGAAAACCAGTAGAATTAGAAAGAGCAATTCAACAAGCAGAGGCATTAGTAAAAAAACAAAAAATAAAAAAAATACAATCATATAGTCTTAGTGAATCAGACATTCAGAAAATGATTCCAACATTAAAAATTTTAGCATATACAGATTTATTAAATGCAAATTCTATTGACGATGTATTAGATGAAAAAGGAAGACTTATGCTTCTTTATTTAACTGAAGATTTAAATACTGGTCATTGGGTATGTTTATTAAATTATAGAAATTCTAATATAATTGAATATTTTGATCCATATGGTAATTATAAACCTGATGAAGAATCAAAATGGTTAACACCTGAAAAATTAAAAGAATTAGGACAATCAACTAAAAAATTAACACAATTATTAAAATCAAGTAAATATAAAGTTCTTTCTAATGCTTTTCCATTTCAAACTGATCAAATGAATATGAATACTTGTGGGCGTCATTGTACAGCAAGATTATATTTTAAACATTTAAGATTACCTGAATATATTAAATTAGTTGAATCATCAGGATTACAACCTGATGAATTTGTTTCAGGTTTTACTTTTAATTTAATAGGTAAGTAATCTAATTAAAAAAATATAAAGTATTAAATAAATGTCAAGTTTTTCTTCTGTAAGAATTGAAGGTTCAAGAGCTACTGGGGACAGAGTATATTATAATGGAACTATTATTAATAATTCAAAAGACACTGATCAATTAGCTGATGATCCTGAAATTAAATTTGAAGATGTAAGAGAATCTGATTTAATTAAAGATGCTTCAAGTTATGAAATAGCTGTTGAAAATTTCTCTTTGAATGGTGCTACTAAAAATTTACCTATATTTATTCCAGTTATTGCTGATCCTGAAAATGATGTAAATGGAACTGTATATACTGTTTCTTTTGGTGTAAAATATGGAACTACTTATAGAGTCACAACTCAACAAATTGTTTGGCAACCTGAAAATCAAGCACCATATACTCAAAAACCTACAACAGGACCAATTCAATTAGAAAGTGATTATTATTATTGTTATGATTATACACATTGGGTTTCATTAGTAAATGTAGCATTAAAAACAGCATGGCAAGCAGCTGGTGGTGTTGTTGATGGTATTGGACCTTTTGGAACAAATTGTCCTTTCTTTGAATATGATGCAAATACTGGTTTATTTTCATTAAATCAAGATTCTAAAACTTGTATGATGCCTGTTGGAGCACCTCTTCCTCCACCTTATTCAGTAAGTTTTGGAGCTACTGGTAATTATAAAGTTAATGAATATTCATTTGTAGGAATTAATACAAATTTAGAAAATTTATTTACAAATTTTAATACTAATTATTATGGTCCTAATCAAAAATGGTTTGGTTCAACAACTGAATTACCTGAAATTATAATTGATTTTGGATTACCTGTTCAATTAGTAGCTACTCAAATAGAAAATAATACAGCAGTAGGAAAATCATTAAGAAGTTTACCTAAATCTTCATTTTTTGAATTAGTAAATCCATTTACTGGTTCAGTAATTTCTGATGCAACATTTGTAAGATTACAACAAGATTTTTCTTCTACTGGAACATTATGGTCACCAATAGCTTCTATAGTATTAGCTACAACTCAAATTCCAGTAAGAAATGAATTCTCTTCAAATCCAATTGCTTTTGGAACAGCAAATATTGGAAATCAACGTGCAAGTTCAGGGTCAAGTAATAGAATTTTACTTGAAACACCTATTGATGCATTAAAAGCAGATTTTTGGAAAGGATTTGTTTTATATGAACCTAAAGTCCCAAGATTTTCTTCTTTAGATCCATCAAATGCTACTATTAAAACTATTGATGTTAATATGTATTGGCGTAATCGTTTAACAAATTCTTTAATTCCTTTACGTTTACCAAATCAAGGTTCAGCCTCATTTCGTCTCCTTTTTAAAAGAAAAATCAATTGTGTTCGTTCCGCGTAAAGCCTAAAAAAATAAACTTTCATTAATAATAAAAATGGCAGCTGAAGTTGAAAAATTTTCTGTATTTGATCCTCGCATTGTTCAAACGAAGCCTAAATATGCAGTTCAAAAAGGAGCTTTGGCGGTTTCAAATGTAAGTTTTCAAGCTCAAACTGCTGATTCTTCTTCTGTTCAATTTAACGTTCAAGTTCCTTCTGAAAATGTTTTTGTAGACAGAGCTGTAGAATGGTCAGGATCAGCAGTAGCAACTCTTACTATTGAATTAGGTGGTCCTACTGCTGGAGATGGAAGTGAATATACTCTTCTTGCTGGTACTGATCTTTCAGGACTTATTGCCCCAGCAGCATTTCCTCTTCACCAAGCTGTTTCTCAAATGAGTGCAACTATTAACGATGCGACTGTAACAGTAAATACTCAAGATGTTCTACCTCAAGTTTTACGTCTTGCTGACATGAGAGATGCTCGTCGTCAACGTACTTGCCCTACTATGTTAGATCGTTATGCAGCATACCCTGATTCTAGTGTAGTTAAAAATTCTCCTTTACTTGATTGGTCTGAAACTATAGCTTCTGATAATGTTCCTAATGGTGGTTTTAATGGTTTTTATTTTGCTACTACTGCTACTGGTGCAACTCCTGTTCCTCTTGAAGGTCCTTCAGCTACAATTAATGGAGTAATTTATGTAAATGGAAGACCTACTTTAGCTGAAGATTTTTCATTTGATGGTACTACTACTAATGAACCTCTCCTTCTTACATTTTATGTAGTAATTGCATCTGTTGAAAAACTATTATTGCCTCCTTTTATTTTTAGTGATCAATATGAAATGTCTACTGGATTATTTGGTGTACAAAATTTTCAAGTTCAAATGAATATGTCATCTACTTCTGCTTCTCGTAGTTTTAGAGCTTCTAAAAAGAAAACATTAATTGGAAGTCTTGGAGAAGTATTAGCACCTGTTCAATCAGTTTCTGCTGTATGGTCTTCTACTGGTGCTTATGGTGGTACTATGTGGACTACTAAACCTAGATTATCTGTTCAATTTTTAACTCCTGCTCTTGATGTTCCTTTACCTCCTAAATCAATTGTTCCTTATATGGAATTTCCTCGTTATATTGCAACACCAGCAACTGTTGTAGAAAAAACTTCTCCTGCTTCTTATGCTACTATGAAAGGAACTGATCTTCTTTCTCAAACTATTACTCTTCCTTCTATTCCTGATCTTTTTCTAATTTATGTAAAACCTTCTAGTTATACTGATCCTACTCTTGGTGATTTTTCTCTACCTATTATTAAAATTTCTATGAATTTTGACAACTTTTCAGGTCTTCTTTCTACTATGACTCAAGAACAATTATACCAAATGTCTCTACGTAATGGTTGTGACATGGATTGGTCTGAATGGAGTGGTCTTGGTCGTGTTCCTGTTGCGTCTCAATTAAATGTAGCTGGAGATGCAGTTACTAGTAAAGGTGGTGGTTGGGCTGGTCTTGCTGGTGGTCCTCTTGTTCTTCGTCCTGGTGTAGATTTCCCTTTACAAACTGGTCAAGCAAGTGGATTAGTAGGAAATTTTACTCTACAATATACTCTAACGGTTCAAAATTATACTGGAGTAGCATGGGGAACTGATGCACCTTTTGTAAATATTTATACAGTTCCTATTTCTTCAGGATTCTTTGAAACTATCAAAGGTTCTTCAAGAATTATTAAAGGAGTTCTAACTGAACAAGACATTTTGAGTTCCCCTCCTCAAGCACCAAGTGAAGCATCTGCCCGCCCTGTAGGTGCTGGACGTCATGGTGGACATGGACAAAGCGTTTCAATGGGTAGAATTCCGAGTACGCCTGTAAGAGGTGGAATGAAAAATTATCATATGTAATTAAATTCATAACAAGATTCAATAGTAAATTCATCTTTTAAATATTTATGAAAAAATTCTTCAATAAATTTTTTTACTTTTCCTTTAAAACGTAAAGTAAAAAGAGTTCTTGTGTCATTAAAAGAATCAAAAAAATCTAATGAATTATGTTTATAGTTATAAAGAAAACCAATTAAATGTGTAACATTTTTTGGAGGATTATGATTTAAACTTAAAAATCCATCTTTTTTATTTTTTAATAAATAAGTAAATAAGTTTTCATCTACTACAATACTAGGTTTTAAATCATATTTTTTAAGACCTTTTTTCATTTGTGACATAAATTTACGATCTTCAAGATCAATTCCAAGTGTAGGAAAATCTTTATATTTTTTTTGTAAAGTTATACTTAAAACATAAGGACAATCGTATTTACGATGTTTATACTTTTTAGCTTCTATAACTTCCATTTTACTTTTAAAACAAGAATTAATTGGACACTTTTTTCAGATTCACTGAAGTTTTATAACTTTATAATCATGGTTTAACCATTTGTCCAATTAATTTTTAAAAAGTAATTTTAATACCTTTTTCAATAACAATATTTTCAATAAGTTTTATTTCAGTTATTGGTTCTATTTTTTCTACTATTTCTTTTTTTGATTTTGGAACATAAACTTTTTTATTATATTCACGTGAATATTCTATAATTTTTTCATGATTTTGTAATTTATAATTTTTATTATATTCTTTTATTTTTTCTCTATGATTTCGTTTATATTCTCTAATACGTTCTTTATTATTTGAATTATACGTTTTAATATATTCTTTAAGTTTTTCTTTATGTTCTAAATAATAATTTTTAAAATATTCTTTAATACGTTCTCTATTTTTTTCACGCCATTCTCTAAAATATTCAATTCTGTTTTTTTTATTCTCTTCCATTATTCTAAAATATATGAAATAATCGTAAATTACTTGTTTTTAAAGGTATTTACAGAATATATAGAGAAAATTATGGTAAAATTCAATTGAATTTTACCATAATTTTTTATACTATTTTCGTATTTACATGTTTTTGATGATTTTTACTTAAAAAGTCCACATGTTTTACATCTACGCCGTCTTTGTTTCCCATACAATAGCTACTAAAACTTCCATTATTATAGAAGTGGTAATTTCAATTGTAATTCCTCTTCTAGATTCAAATAATTTCTTATATGTTTAATTTGTGTAATTAATTCTTGTATTTCATCATCATTAAGTGTATGTTTTTTCAAATAAAGCATTTTGTCAATTAAATCATTTAATTGTTGTTTCAAAAATTCTATTGCAATCATTTTTATTTATTATACAAGTTAAAGTTTAAACTTATTTACAAATAATTTAATATTTTCTTTTAAATCTGTTGTTGGTCCCCATAATAACCATCTACTTAATGAACCAGCAGTTAATGGATTTTTCCAATTTTCATTTTTTCTATGTCTATTTAAATATAATGTTCTTCTTTTAGAATCTTTATGTGTAGTATAATCTTCATATGGTTCACCATTTTCTTTTATAGCTCCAAATGGAATTTCTTTTATTTCATTTGAAACTTCAAATATAGCAACATATTTATGTTTACCATCTCTTAAATGGCTAATCTCTAATAATTTCATTTTTATTATTTAAGGAACAATATTAAATGGTGTCTTAGTAATACTTTGCATTTTCTTTGTTGAAGATTAGAATGTGAAAATTACTATGGTGAAACTTTAAGAACAGATAATACTATATTTTCAGTAGTTACAAAATTTGCTGTTCCATAAGCCCATAAAGAATAATACCAAGTTCCAGCTGGTGGAGTGTCTACAATTGAAATTGGAGTTGTGCTATAATAACCACTTGGTGTTAGTTGTGTAGCTAATCTATAACCAACTGAAGAAAGATTATTAGCACTTATTAAACCACCACTAGATGCTAAATTTGTGCTACTTGATGCTACAGCAGGTAAAGTAGCAGAACGAGCAATTGTCCAATAACTATATTCTGTTCCTCCTACTGACGAATATGCAACTTGACCTATAATTAAATATTTAGTAGTTCCACTTGCTACAATTTCAGAAGCACTTATATTGATTGGAATATTTACATTTGCTCCAGTCATTGTTATACCATCTATTGTGTCAACTCCACCAACTAACCAACTTATTGATGGACCAGTTGCTCCAGTTGCTCCATTTGTTCCAGTAGGACCAGTAGGACCAGTAGGACCAGTAGTTCCAGTAGGACCAGTAGTTCCTGTAGTTCCTGTAGTTCCAGTAGGACCAGTAGTTCCAGTAGTTCCTGTAGTTCCAGTAGGACCAGTAGTTCCAGTAGTTCCTGTAGTTCCAGTAGGACCAGTAGGACCAGTTGCTCCAGTAGTTCCAGTAGGACCAGTAGTTCCAGTAGCACCAGTAGCACCATTCGTTCCATTTGTTCCTGGAATTCCTTGTTCACCATGTTCTATAAATAATGCCCAATCTTGAGTATTTTCAGGTGGTTGAACTTGAATATACGAAGTTATTCGTGTACTTACATAAGTATTATTGTCAATTGATGAAACAACAATAGTATTTTTTGGATAATAATTGTCTGTAACCCAAGGTCCTACAGCAGTATATTCTGTTCCAGTAGCACCAGTAGGTCCAGTTGGTCCATCAGGTCCTATTGGACCTACAATTTGACCAGCATTAAACCATTCAATTCCATTCCAAATATATAAATCACCATCAAAATCTACAATATATGCATCATTAACTTCATTTCCCTCTTCTGGTAAATCTTCTACTATTGCAACAGAACCTTTAATTACAATTGATGTTCCTTGTGGTCCAGTTACTCCAGTAGGTCCAGTTTCACCAGTAGGTCCAGTAGCACCAGTAGGTCCAGCAGGTCCTTGTGCACCACCACCTACTGGAACTCCATTTAATGTTAAAACTTGCTCAGAATCTATTTCACTAACATTTAATGTTGACATAAGACCACCTAATCCAGTAATTTGAAAAACATCATCTAATCTATACCCAGCTATATTTACATCTTGAGTTGAAGGAAATGTTGACCAAGTAGAAGCATCACCACCACCTTCATAAGACATTTTATTATATAGTAATATTTAAAAAGAAAATTATAAAGCATATTACATAAATGCCGTATAAATTACGAAAAGCCCCTAATCGTAATCTATATTGGGTTGTGACTATTGAAACCAAAAAGAAGCATTCTAAGGATCCAATTCCTCTTGAAAAAGCTAAAGCACAAATGCGTATTCTAGAATCAGCTTTGGTAGGTGGTGGTTTTTGGGAACAACAATTTATAAATCATGTTAGAAGAGAAATTTCAGATGTAAATCAAACTTTATTTGCACAAATTCAAACTGATTTAAAACATAGATTAGCACAACAATTTAAGACTTTTGGAGGATTCATTCCTTTCTCTAATAAACAAAAATTAGTAGATGAAGCAGTTAACACATTAAAAAGATTAAATAATTCATTAAAGGAACAAACTACAACTACAAATCCTTTACATTCAGAACAAGCACCTCAAACAGCTACTGAATTGTATGAATCACAAGGAAAAGTAACTGGACCAGTAGGAAATAGACCTATTATAAGAGAAAATCCTCCACAATTTTCATCAATGACAACTATGCAAACTCTTCCAGCTAATGTATATAATGTTGACTATAACCCATCTTTTAAACCAAATGATCAAAAAGAATATTTTAAAAGTATTTATATTAATAGTTTTGATACTAAAAAAGGCATGTTACAATGGGGTAAATTTAATACTATTTATATTATAGTATATGATCCAGAAGGTAATGGACATGTTGGAGCTTTAATACGTAGATTAACAGAGCCATTTTCTTATATATTTTATGATCCTCATGGAAAAAGTTGGAATAATCCAACCTCTTTATTTTTCTCTTATAGAACCAAATTAAATAGTATAGTTGATGGTCATAATGTTGATTTTAATAGTTTTCCACATCAATGTGCTTTACCATTATGTGCTATGTATTCAGCAGCTAGAGCAACATTTCCACATTTGTCAAATATAGAATATGATAATATAATAATTAATACAATTACAAGAGTAGCAGAAGGTGAAATTGAACATATAGATCGTCCTGGACAACCTAGTTTAGTTTTACCAATTTATGACATAAATGCTAGAAAAACTAGACGAATATATACTCCTCCAAGTATTGAAAAAGAAAGACAAATATATGAACATTTTAGAAATCCTTTAAATAGAAGTTTTCCATTAGGTAATGGATTATTTCTAATGAAAGGAGATGTTGTAGGTCATATAATTTATGCAAAAACAAAACAAATTCTTATGAGAAATCCACCAAACGAAAGATTAGGATTTGGAAAAAGAAAATTAATAGGTGGAGGAATATTTAAAACAGAATTATGGAATAGACTTGCTCAATTCCCTCCTTCTATACGAGAAACTATTTATAAACGTTATGAACCACAATTAGATCAAATTAAAAGTGGAACAAATTATTGGAAAGGTAGATTTTTTAGCGATGAAGCTAAACGTGAACAAAAACGTAACATTATTGAGGCTGCAATTGCTGATGCTAAAGAAGTTTATGATAAAGAAGAGAGAGAAAGAGCTATAAGAGATCAAGTAGATTATAGAAGATTACCATATAGAAAAGTTCCTCCAGGAACTCAAGATCCTATTACATTAAACACTTTGGGTAAACATGGTGACCCAATTTCTACAATTACTGAAAATGCAGGACAACAAGGACCAAGAACATTTTTTTTTCAAACTCCTAGTCTAGAAGCATGGGAACAGCAATCACTACTGCAAGGACGTCAACCATCAAATCCATTAACAAATCTACCATATAATCCTGAACAAAGGAGAAATTACAAAGCACAAGATCCAACTAGAAAACCAGTACAAGAAATTGTAGAATACCAGGGGTTAAAGTTTCCTAGAATTCGTCCCCCAGGTAGGGGACAATTTGAATCTGCTCCTCCACCCTCACCAGCGAATGAACCAGAGGGAGAAGGTAGACATAGAGGTAAAAGAAAATGTAAAAAATGTGGAAAGAAGAAAATTGCGTAATTACCACCAACGTTTTCTCTTTACATTAATATAAGATGAGTTTTTTAAAGAAGTTAGAATTTGGAAAAAAATACCAAGAAATTTCTAAAAAATATATACCATTTGATGAAACTTTTATTGAAGATGCTCCTGAAAAAGTTTTTAAATGTTGGGATTATAGAACTAATAAATATAAATATGAAGTTAAATCTGATTGTATGGGTTATTTATATGGATGTGCAACTATGTTTATAGAATATGAATGCAATAATACATCAAGTGGTATAGAATCTACACAAGCTGATTACTACCATTATTTCTTTCATTTTCCTAATAATAATTATAAAGCTCTTGAAATCCCAGTTTCTGAACTTAAAGAGGCTTGTAAAGGTTGTAGAACTATTATTGGTGGTGATGGTAATCGTGTAAAAGGTTGGATTGTTCCTATTAAAGCTGAATGGTTACTCTGATTTTACATATTCTCTTTGCATATTTAAAGAATGTCCCATTTCATCAGCTGTTTGTTTCATTTCATCTATATTTAACATATTTGACAAGAATATATGACGTAACATACTAACACCTATTTTTTTACCAAAAATCTTATTAAGAATTCTAGTAATAGCATTAATACTTTGCAAGGGCGATCCATCAAAATTTACTAAGAATTGGTATGCTCCTTTCTTAGTATTTGGATGTGCTTTTAAATATAATTTTATAACTTGTGCTAAATCATCTGGGACTTCAAATTTTTGTTCACCATAAGTTTTTGAAGTCTTATATTTATTAAAAATAAATTCATTCGTGTCTATAACATAATAATTTTCATTTGTAGATTTTGCTTGTTTAGGATTTTTAACTACTAACATATATTGATAATCTTGATTACGTCTTGGACTAAATTTTGTATATAAACTTAAAACCATATAAGAAAGTATAGTATTCCACCCAGAAGGTCCTCCTTTACTTGCTAAAGCTTCTTCTTCTAATCTTTTTTCATGTGCTTTTATTATGTCCCAATTTAACCAGTTTTGTGCTTGTTTGTCAGTCTTTTTTGATGAATCAATTTCTTCTCTATTTCCCATCATACGATTATACCAATATAAATAAATCTTTTTATAAGAACCTTCTTTATATAATGAAAGTACTGAAACTATAACTGAAATCATACTTTTTTGAGTAGATTCTGCATAATTTTCTAATTTTATTTCTACTGATGCTGTATTCTTCAACCACGCCAAATTTTTAAATGGTAACTCAGAATTCAAACTATATAATGTTCTTAAATATTGAGATGCTGTTGAATCCGCAATATTTCTTTTTTCTTTCAATTGTTTATGAAGTTCCATCATAAAAGGTGTTATTACTTTCATCATTTATTCTTTACAATAGAAAATATGTAAATACTACTTTACGTACAAAAATTTTTATTTAGGAAGTCCACATTTTTTACATTTCCTAGGTTTACCTCTTCCAAAAAGATGAGCAAGTCTAGCTTCAAATACTAATAAATCATTGTCGGTTTTCATGTCTCTAAAATAATCAATTAAATCTCTTTTTTTATTTCCAGCTTCTGGATGTAGTTTTATTTCATCTAAAATTAGTTTCTTTTTAGCTTTAAAACCAAATTCACCTTTCCATCCTTGAGCTGAAAGTACACCTAATTGACGATTAATTGCAGCTTGTCTTTCGGAAGGAATTAATCTTTTTTCTACAAGTCGTTGTACTATTGTTGTCCATTTACCACCACCTACCAAACCTCTTCTTCCTCCTTCTTTTGCACTTAAATAATTAGTTAAGTCATTTATAAATTCATCTTCATATAATTCAACCATTGTTGTTAGAAATTTAGGAGTTAATGGTAATGATTTAAAATTAAATCTTGGGTAATCTTCTTTAATAATAATTTCTAAATCCCTCTCTGTTGTTGTACGATCAATTCTTCTTACAAGATTTGCTAATTTTTTATAACCATTACTTATTTGAGTTATTTGATCAAATGTTTCTCTACCAAACTTTTCATAAATTGCTTTTCTTACTAATTCAATATAGTCTGGTCTAATAATAATTACATCTAAGGTATTACCCTTAAAACCAACTTTACCAATCTTAATCTGTTTAAAAATATTTTTAAAATCTTCAATTTCCCTTTTATATGATTCTGGTGCTGGTGCTGGTGCTGGTGCTGGTGCTGGTTCTAGTGCTTGTATATTTTTAGGTATTCTCATAAATGTTTCTTGTGACATTTGTTCTTTTATTTGATTTCGTTTAGGTGGTAGTGGTAATTCTCGTTCTAGTGCTGGTTGTGGTGCTGGTGCTGGCCCTTCTCCTTCTTGTGCTAGTGCTGCTGATGGTTTAGGTCCAGTTGGTTTAGGTGGTATTTCAACAAAAAGAAGTAATAATAATGAATAATATAAATCATAAAATTCTTGCCATTCGGGTAAATTATAAAATGCTTTGTCTCCTCTAGTTCCTCTTTTTACTACCATTCTTTGAGCATCAATAGTTCTTATAAGTTTTAATATACGAGTATATACATTAAATCGTTCACCAGTTTTTGGATCAACAAGTCCTAAAGATTTGTCATTTTGATCACCATAAATACCTTTTTCTATGCAACTTTTCATAAGAGCAAATGCTAGTTCAAGATATTTAATTGTAGGAGAAGCTCCATTGGGAAATTTACCATTAGTTTTATAATATTGTCCTCTTTCTAATTTAGCTCTAAATTCTTCTAAAGTGTCAAATTTTTTGTCTGGGTCAAAATCTCTTGCTATTCTCACATATTCATCATAAAATGCTCGGGGATTCATTCCCCCCCTTAATTTCTTACAATTTCTAGGCATTTATTAATTCGTATGAAAATTATTTCTATTCAATCATTGCGGCTTCTGTTTCTGTAATATAATAAATTGGGAAATTTTTATGAATACATACCCATCTTGAACCACTTGATTTTAATGTTTTTACTTCTTCAGGACCCATACCTACATATGTTTTCATAAAATAATTTAATGCATGTGCTCCAGTTGATTGCGGGTATACAACGAAATGTGTAGCTTCCGTTAAACATAACCTAGTTTTCTTAAAATTTGAAAGATGATGGCTTAAAATTAAAATTGATGTAATAGTATGGCGACCCATAATACAAATGTCATCAATTAATTGTTGAACAGCTTTTGCATCTTTTCCTGTTAAAGTGTCAAAATCATCAAATATAATTAAAGATTCTCTTAAAGGTTCTAAATCTTTTAATGGTGTTTCAACTAATTTTTCAATATTTAATCTTTGTGGTTTTTCTGTCATACCATCCAAAGTTTCATCTTCTTTTAATTTTGAAACTAAATATACAGGACGGCCTTTAAATAATTTTTGGTATTGTTCACTTAAATGTTTAGCTATATAAGATTTACCTGAACCTGAAGCACCAGCTATATAAAATATAGAACGTTTTGTTGGATCAGGATTAAAATTTAATGAAAATGTACTACCTGGTGGTAATTTAATTTTTGTTGAACCTGTTTCTTCTGCTTTTGATGTCATTTCTCTATACGCATCTTCTGCTCCATCTATATTCAAATTTAAATGCTCAGGTGGTATTCCTTTCTTATAAGCATCTTGAAGAACACGCATAACTTCAGATTGTTTACGTGGTGGTAATTTTGAAAGTCTATGCTTACCTATTTCTAATTCGTTTACACCTTTCTTACCTGAATTTTTACCCCCGTCTTGTTGTAAATATAATACATCTTTATTATATTCACCACCACTAACAGTTGCTATTGGTGTAGAATCTTTAGATTTTTCAAAACTTAATTTTACCTTTGTAGCCATATTTATTACTTTTAAAAGAAAAAAGTATTATAACTTTCACCGAAAATATAAACTTTTATTGTAATCTTTTATTAAATCACGTAATCACGTGGAACAGGTAGTAATTTATGTTTTTCAAGTGCCTTTTTCATTTCTTCCTGTAACACATTTCTAAATTCTGGCAATAATTTTAGATTAGGAATAGAGTTCTTTAATTGAGGAAAATATAATTTTCTAAATGAGTCTTTCATTAAATCTAATTGTTTCCGTTTTCGTGCTTTAACAGCTTTTGGAAATTCTTCTATAATTTCTAAATCTGCTACAACTGTATATAATTTTCCTATTGGTGAATTAAATATATTTGTTAATTTTTCTTGTATGTCTGAATCTTTATAAGCTTTTGCTAATGAAAGCATACGTTTACCTACTTTAACATAATTTTCATCAGCTTCATATTCTAATACATTTTCTTTTAATGATTTTTTTAATGAAGGTATATTTGCATAAGGTTTACCATTTTTTGTCCATAAAATTATATTACTAAATTCTGTATATTTTTCATGAACCCATGCTATAACATCAATTTTTGTTATAGCTTTTGTTTTAAATGCATCATATAAATATATTATATGTTTTCTATATTCTTTATAACCTTTTTGTATTTCTTCTGTTGTCCATCTAAGAATACCAAATCGTAATTCTTTTCTTGCTTGTAAAAATTCTACAGAAGTTAAATGTGGTTTTAATAATTTTTCTGCTAACATAAATTCATCATGAGTTATTAATTCAGAAGACCATAAAGAAGACAAATGTTGTAATTCTTTTGCTTGATCATATTTATGAACTTTAGAATTTTCAATATATGGTTTTTTTAATAAATTCCATTCAGTAATTTCACCTATTTTTATGTCAGTAATTTTTAATTTTTGTTTTATTTTTTTAATTTTTGATTGAAATATACGAACCATACGTTTTTGTAATGGTATTTCTTCCATCAAATCATAATCAGCATAATATAATACTCTATAATCAGCTGAAGAACCTACAATAATTGGATTTCCAAAACTTATTAAATTTATTACATTTAATAAATCTTTTGAAAGTTGTTCCATTTATAACTCTTTCATAAATTATTTTTATAAATTTAAAGCTCTTACTATGTCATCATAATCATATTTATACCTTAATATATTTATGATCATTTCTTGAGGTAATCCAGCATGGTGTTGCATTAAAGATTCATATGCTGCGCGAATATTCGCATCTAATTGATTTTGAGCCATAAGTCTTCTTTGTTGTGCTTGTTGAACTTCTGGTGGTTCATTTAATTTACGTCTTCTGTCCATTTATATTTATGAATTAATTTTTTTCAATAAATTTTTCCTTTTTGCTTTTTTAAATTTTTTCTGTTTTTCTCTGTTCCCTGTTTTTTGTAACTTTTAATTTACTACTTTTTTAAAAGTATTTTAGAACTAAAAGAAAAATTTTAAATACCTTGAATTACTTTGTAAATTCTATTAATTCATATACAGAATTTACAAAAAACAGAGAAAATTAAAAAAAAAATAGAAATCACAAAAGCAATTTAAATATTCTCTACTATATAGAATAATAATGGTTGAGGTCGTAAATTGTGAATTATGTAGTTCAATTTTTAATAATCATAAATGTAAAATATGTTTTATTGAAGGTATGACACATAAAGAATTTATTGATCATACTTTTACAAAAGATCATGAAAAACAATATAAAATACATTTTCTAAAAACAATTTATTGTGAGAAATGTAATCTACAATATGAAACAAAAAAACAATATGAAAAACATATTTTAGGTTCAAAACATAATAAAATTATTCAAGTTTTTTCATGTAACAAATGTAACCTAAATTTTAGAAATAAAAAAGAATATGAAACACATTTACAAACAACAAAACATAAAAGAGAAATGGAAGTTTTTTCATGTAATAAATGTGATGTAGAATTTAGAAATAAAAAAGAATATGAAGCACATTTGCTAACAAATAAACATAATAAAAATGATGAAGAGTATGAATGTAATAAATGTAATGTAAAATTTAGAAATAAAAAAGAATATGAAGCACATTTATTAACAAATAAACATTTGAAAGAAAATGAAAATTTATTTTGTGAAAAATGTAATACGAAATGTAGATTTAAAAAAGAATATGAAGCACATTTATTAACAAAGAAACATTTGAATGGCTTACAAAATAAAGATGATTTTTTCTGTGAGAAATGTAATGTTAAATCTAATTGTAAATCTGCTTTTGAATTACATTTAAAAACTAAACGACATCTTATTTAATTTTGTGTTTTGTTATATTTTTCTATTTTTCTCTGTTTTTTGTGAAAATGAATTCATAAAAAATAGAATTTATAAAGTATTTCCATATATTTAAAATAATTTTTTAGTTTTAGAATAACTTTGTAAAAAATAGAAAATCAAAAGTTACAAAAAACAGCGAACAGAGAAAAATAAAAAAAAATTAAAAAAGAAAAAAGGAAAAAAGCAAAATAATATTTAAATAATCTACTATATATTAAATAAAAATGGACTACGAGGAGGAAGTTGAAGAAATGATGTATGCTTTTCTTATTATGCTTCCTATTGATGAGCAACGCGAGATTACACACTGGCATGCAATTGATGCAGCAATCAATGAAGAGGCCGAAGAAGAAATAAAGAATCAGATTTGGAGTCTGCTAAGAAGTAACCTAAATTATAGGGCTATTCTTTTGCGTCTACAGAATCATATTAATGAAAATCCAGTTGAAGAAGAAGTAGCTGAAGAAGAAGAGGAAGAAGAAACTTCTTGAATTTTTTTAGGACGACCACGTGGTTTAGGATTAGGATTTTTTCTTTTCCAATAAGCAGCTTGTGCTTTTCGTAAATTTTCATAATGTCTTTCTGCTGCTGTTTGTTCCATTTATTTAATATATATTAGATTATTTAAATTTATTTCATAAAACTTAAAATATTTAATTATTAATTTACATTACAAGCACAGAAGCACATATTCCATTCTTTCGGTCTTCTTGTGTATATGTTAGTTTCTTGTTTACTAAAAGATTAAACGTAAATGATGTTCCCCAACTACGATTAACTTCATATACAAGATCATTTTTTACAAAATAGCCACCTTCATCACCACCACCATAAGTTTGATAATAATTTGTATTTTCTTTAAAAGATTGTAGATGTTCATATTCTCCACAAAACTCATGAGCATCAGTAATCATATATACTTCCTCTCTACGAATACTCAATTTACGTTTACCATTAACTACTACTACCATTTTTTACACTACTAATTATTACCTTACTTTCATATGAATCCGTTTTTGAAATTTCCTTACCTAAATTGATCACAAATAGAAAAAAGTTATT